CAAAGCTCGCTCGTGGCGGGCAGATGAACGGCGGCGAAATTAAGCTGGTCGTTGCAGATATCGTCAAATTATTTGAAGCCCAACAGGAGAAGATCAATGCACTCGAAGAAGCACTCGATGCCCTCGCTCGAAGAAGCGATCGAGGACCTAAGAAGTCTTCTCAGACCTCCGAAGTACGATCCGAAACAGACGAGTGAGGATCTCGCTAGAGAGCAAGCGTTTTACGCAGGACAACTCTGGGCTATTGATAAATTAGATTCAATCTTTTCTAAGTATAAGAAAGGAGACGGCCTATGAGTTCCACTCCTCTTTTGGATATTTACACCAGCGAGATTCAGCCTCTATTCCGGAGTACGTCTAGCGACTTATCTACAGCAAAGACACGTGCTGCATATTTCGGATGGGAAGGTGACTGGGGTAATCGTGGTTATACAACCATTGCCGGGGACATGCCAGCCATTACTGAGCTGGCTGGTCTCCGGGCCTCTAAGGGCTTTGAGTACGATCGGCTACAAGAACGAAACAAGATGCTTGAAGGCTTTGCCAAGGCTGGAGAAGCATTTAATATTCAGATGATTCAACAGGGACAAGCCGCAGAGACATTTGCGTCTCGTCTTGAGGGAATCAATACTCGTCTTGGAGCTATTCGTCAGCAGGGTATGACCTCTGCTAGTCCTGCCTCAAGCCAGAGGCAATACTCACAACTTGCACAGACTGCTCTGGAGGGTACCTCGCGGTACCTCCAAGAGCTTGAGAGATTCCGGGCACCGTCAGCACCAACCGTAGACTTCTCATTCCAAGATCCAGTCACAGGAGAGATTCTCCAGCTGGGTACGAAGTTTGAGGATGTTTATTCTGGTGGCTACGATCCAGAGTCAGCAGCTCGAACTGCTATCACCAGTAAGTTTAAGAGACTTACGGAGGAGAAGAAGTCTCAGCTACTTGCTGAATCGAAGCAGAAGTATGGCACGACTGCTGACTTCCTCAAGCCCTTCGGCGGAGACGAGGAAGCGTTCAAGGCAAGCCTTGGTACAGTCATGTATGGCTCGTCTGGATCAAACTGGGCTCCATACGGTAGAACACAATCGGAATACTGGAATCAGTATCAGGCAGCCAAGGCACTTGAGACTGATGCTCAGCAGTTCGCGGAAGCTGCTGCTGTTGCTGAAATGGGTGATATTACCACCGCTGGAGGTCAATATTCTTCGACTGGAAGCAAGCAGTTTAGTGGGGCGTCGGTATTCTTTGATAAGGATATTAATCAGATTCTAGAGAGCTTCGTTGCTCCTACTACTGAACGCCTCAAGATCTCTCGTCTTGATGATGAGGGAGCACTTCGTGCAGAGTTCAAGCGTCGTGAGCAAATGGCTCAGTCCCAATACAACATGTATGTTGGACAACAGAATCGACAGGCTGAACAAGAACAACAAATCGAAGCTGAAAAGCAACGAGTACGCCAGCTGCTTGAAGAGCAGAAGAAGGAGTACTCGCAGACTATGGCTTCATTCGGGGATACCACATCTCAACAAGGTGCTGCTATCCAATTTACTGATACTCGACCACAATAATTGAAAGGACAACCCTATGGGTGGCGGAACTCCAATTCTATTAGGCGGCTCTACCCAGAGTGAGCTTCAGGCTCAGCTCGAACGGGCTGCCCTAGAGAATGAGCGTATGCTAGCCAAGGCTGCTGACGAACAGCTTCGTCTCCAGTCCGAGCTAGAACGCAAGGATAAGGAAATGACTCTGCTACTGGAGCAACAGGCTCAGCAGCAGGAGATTGATCTAAGTAAGGCACAGAAGGCTCTTGGCGTAGAACTTCGTTCTATGGAAGAACAGCAGAAGGAAGACGAACTTAAGGTTGACTTCGCTGCTCTTGAAAAGGCTCTCGCATCCGGCATGGGTTTCGGTCAAGCCGCAACCCGGCCAGAGTGAGGTGACACATGGCAAAGAATCTAGCCAAGCCTACTGAAAGCACGACTATTGCAGAGCGTTTCACGCACTTGGATTCTGTTCGCAGTTCCAAGCTTGAACGCTCTCGCTACATGTCGTCTCTTACTCTTCCTTCTCTATTACCAATTGATGGTATCACCAACAACGGCGAACTACCAAAGCCTTTTAGCTCGGTAGCTTCTCGTGGTGTTACCAACATGGCAAGCCGTATGCTGTCAGCTCTACTTCCCCTGAACGATCTACCGTTCTTTAAGTTTGAGCTGTCTGACGGCAACACCGCAGATCCTGAGACCTTCTCCTACATGGAGGCATTGTCTCACCAGATCTACAACAAGCTGACAACTGAGAATCTTCGTGAATCTATCTTCCTTGCTCTTCAGCATCTAATCATTGCTGGTGACTGCTTGGTTGTGATGGAGGATGATTATACCTTCCGAGTCTATCGTCTTGATCAGTACGTTGTACGTCGAGACATTGATGGCTCTGTCGTTGAGTTGATTTATCTTGACTGGGTTCCGAAGGAACCAAACAACGATATGTACGAAGCGTATGACAACAACTTCTTCCCTTCCTCGTGGAATGCCCTCAATGCTCTTCCCGATTACCAAGCACACTTCTGTCGTGTGGTCTGGAACAAGAAGGAAGATCGCTGGGATTACTACAGCGAGGATGCTGAAGGCAATAAGGTTGACGAAGGTACGTATACCAGCACTCCATTCATGCCATTGCGTTGGATTGGGGTAACTGGTGAGGACTACGGTCGCTCTCATTGTGAAGAGATCCTCGGTGACATCGAGACTCTTGAAGCCTACACCAAGGCCATGATTGACGGCATGACCGCAGCCTCGACATTCTGGGTTGCTATTGACCCAGCAGGTATTACTGATATTGATGATGTAGCTCAATCACCTACCGGATCCTTCATTGGTGCTCGGCAGGGTGATGTATTCACCGTATCCCCTGCACAGACCATCAGCCCTCAGCTCTCTGCTTGTCAGACTGCTGTAGAGCAGATGCGTCGTGAGGTTGGTAATGCCTTCCTCCTTGGTAGTGCTGGTATTCGTTCTGCTGAACGAGTCACGGCAACCGAGGTTCGTATGCTTGGTATGGAGATCGAGAATGTTCTCGGCGGTGCATTCAGTGCAATCGCTCGATCACTTCTTGATCCTATTGTTCGTCGTACTATCTCTCTAATGCTTCGCAACGGCGAGATGGACGAACGACTAGCAGATGAGTTTACCGAGAATGGTAAGCTTTCTGTCAGCATTGTTACTGGTCTTCAGGCACTAAGCCGAGACAGTGATCTTACCAAGCTCATGCAGCTCGGTGAAATGGTACGTAATCTACCTGCTGAAGCTATTCAGCACTTCCGCTGGGATCAGTATGGAATTGCTCTTATCTCCTCACTTGGTTTCGATCCCCGTAGTTGGGTTCGTAATGAACAGGAAACCGACCAGAGGCAGATGGATATGCAGCAGAAGGCTATGGAAATGCAGGCACAGCAAGCTATCGCAATGGGCGCAGCTCAAGGTGCAGGCGCCGGTGCTGGGCAGGTTGCTCAGACTGGTATTACTAGTGCAGCCATGCAGATGATGCAAGGAGGTATGTGATGCTTAAGAAGGTACTAACAAAGGTTCAGAACGCTATTGTCGCAGCTCTTGAAGCTTGCATTCGTGGCGTTTGTTGGTTCTTTTGAACTATTGAAAGGAGAACACTATGAGTGAAGAAGAAAATTATCGTGAAGAGGTAGTCGAGGAGTCAATCACTCCCGGCCATGATGCCTCGATGACTACTGAAGCTATGGCAGGTCTTGAACAAGTCAAGGCCGATCCTCTAGCTGATGAAGCAACTCGGCAGCTTGCTCATGAACGTGCTATGTTCGAGCGATACGTTGCCGATCAGGGACAGAAGATCCCTGAGAACTTCAAGAGTGCTGGCGACTGGTTCGACAGCCTCAAGGGTGCTCAAGCCAAGTTTACTCAGTCGCAGCAGGAGATTGCTGATCTCAAGCGACAGTATCAAATGGCAAAGAACACCGATAATCCTGATTATGTCGAGCCTACCGCTGCACCGGAAGCCAAGCCCGCTGAGGTTGCTACCGCCAGCACGGAAGAGATGCTCGATGAATTGCGCATTCCGGTACCCGAGGTCAAGGACGAGCAGCCAGCAGAAGAGGCAGCTCCCACCGCTCGGGTCACGGAAGCCGACTATTCTAAGTGGGGTCAGGAGATTGCCATGACTGGTGATCTTTCGCCTGAAGCTCGTGAAGAGATCAAGGCAAAGACTGGCTTCTCTGATGCAATGGTAAATGATTATCTCTCTGCCCAACAGGCTAAGCGTCGTGCTGCGTTTACTACAGCCGCTGAGATTGTTGGTGGTGGAGAAAAGCTCTCGAAGATCCTGCGTTGGGCAGCGAACAATTTTGCCGGTGAGCAGCTACAGGGCTTGCAGGCAGGACTCGCTGGTCCAAACTCAGAGCTGACTCTTCGAGGTCTACGTGACGCTTATGACCAAGCTCATGCTAGTGCAGAGCCAAAGCTTAAGCCGAACGCGGTAACTCCAGCTACTGCTGGGGCTACTCAACAACTTCCCGGATATAAGTCCATGGCAGAATATCGCATGGACATGTCCAACCCTCGTTTCCAGCGTGACGACAAGTTCCGTCGTGCCGTTGAGATGCGAGCTGCACGAACTGATTGGCGAAACATTAAGTGATTGGATGATCTCCTCGCAAGAGCTAGCTCTCTCCATGAATCTTAAGCCTGTGTGAACGATCCTTGTCAGCTAAGGGCAATCATGTAGCATAGGGTTAAACCTACAGTGTGCTATTGTTTCTATTTCTATTTTTATCTATGTTTTCAAAAGGAGCTTAATTATGAGCTATACACCATCTGGTGATTCACTAGTCGATACTAACATGGCATACCGCTCAGGGTATGGCGCAACTAACAATACTGTTGGAGCTGATGCAAAGCTCTGGCTTCGATAATAGGAGGCCAATTTAAAGAACGTGAATTGCTGGGAAAACTATCATTGCGATAGAAAATCAGCAGGTAATCCGGTATTGCACCGGAAACTCCACAGACTACAGGAAGTAAAACAATGTTTAGTAATAAAGAGATAGACTACAGTCTATTTGGTATCTTTCTTGGTGATGGTTATGTTGATAAAACTCGACGTAACCAAATGAGTATTAAGCACGCTCCTCAACAGCGTGAATATCTAGAATCCATTCGTGCATGTCTCATTGAGTCTGATCGCCGCGTATCCAACATCAATACGTTGGGAAGTGGTCAGGTCTTTATGAGGACACACATCACAGCTCGTCATTGGAACTTTAATAGAGCATGGAAGTCCACTGGAGTCAAGTATCCGAGCATGTATATGCTTGATCGGCTGACACCTCTTGGACTTGCGTGGCTTTGGTGTGATGATGGCAGCTTTCGAGTCAACAGCTCCAGCGGTAGTAGACAAGGACGCCTAGCGGTATGCTCGTTTACTATAAAGGAAGTTGATAAGATGATGGATTCCTTTACCAAGAACTTTGGAATCACCGGCATACGCCAGATTCAGCAAAGAGGATATCCCATGATATCATTTAACTCCACAGGAATGAGGCAGTTACTTGATACGGTTCTTCCCGTTATGGATTATATTCCACCTTCTATGAGATATAAGTTTGATCTTCAATACGAAGGTCGTTTTGATTACTCAAAGAAGTTAATGATCTATAACGAAAGTGCGTTCCCTGAGTACCGCTACTCAGGATGATATAGTCGAAACTTGGTACTCCAGCAAGTCCTATCTGGAGTGGTGAAGTTCTCCACGCCTATGATGAGTACAAGAGCTTTGAGCCCATGGTCACTTCAAAGACCATTTCTTCTGGCCGCTCGATGGAATTCCCCATCACTGGTACTGTAACTCTTAAGCCAGCATGGCACGCAGGCGAAGAGCTACTAGGCAACCAGGATTCTAAGGCTGGTAACTTTGATATTACTCTCGATGCACGCCCCATGGCTGCTCACTTCGAGCTTGACAACATTGACCTTATGATCACCCAGTGGGAGTACCGTCAGGAACTCGCACGACAGGCTGGTCAGACTCTCGCAAACGCTCGCGATAAGCAGATCGGTGCATTTATCGCTGGTGCTGGTTCAGTTGCAAAGACCAATTCGGATCCCCGCTCTGGTCTTGTTCTTCCAGCTCCCGGTGTAATCACAGGTCTTGATGATGATGAAGTAGCAGCTCTTGAAGTTCTCGCTACTATTGAGGACTTCATTGTTGACTGTCAGGAGAACAGCGTTCCAGTCGGTCCTACCTACTGCGCAGTTTCTCCTCGTCTCTTCCAGCAAATCCGTCGTCTCGGTGTTGCTGATGCAGCTAACGAAGCTGTTAACATGCAGCCCATGTTCGGTGGTGTTGCTGCTGCCGGTGGTCTCGGTGCTCCGTTCACTCAGGGCATGAACTCCCTCAGCGATTCACTTCGCTACATGGGCGTCACCATCGTCAAGAGCAACCACATTCCCAACAAGGATTACAAGACTGACGATGCTGCTAGCATTGGTGAGGCTCGTTATGATGTTACTGGTCAGGTTTCCACCGCAATTGCTGTGGACACTGTCGGTGCTGGCGTCCGTGCTCTTATCTGGATGCCAGAGTGCGTTGCTTCGCTTCGTAAGACTGGTCTCGTCGTCGATACCGAAGATGATATCCGTCGTAACACCACCTTCACCGTCGCCTCGATGATGAGCGGTACTGGCATTCTCAAGCCAGAACTCGCTAAGATCGTTGTTAACCGAAAGGCTAACGTTGCCGGTACTCCCACCGACATCAGTTACGCTGCTGCTGGTGCTCCAACCCGAGCTGAGGTTCTTGTTAAGCTTCAGAACAGCGCCGGTTCGTTCGGATACGCTGATAAGTGATGACTCCCCTTCTGTATCTGTTCTAGTTTCCCCATAGTGGGGCACATTTTTGTGAGAACAATCAGAGGGGTGGTGATCTAGACATGGTGATCTGTATCTGGTGAGAACCGCCTTAAGGTTCAACACATCCGGCCCTCGGTGCCCTAACGGGCATCGGGGGTCTTTTCTATTAATCCTAACATAGGAGTTTCACTATGGGACAACTGACTAGGCTTGATGCCGTAAACCAGTGCCTCTTGGCAGCTGGAGAAGCCATTGTCTCGGATCTGGAAAACCAATCAGGAGTTGATACAAGCATTGCAGAATACTTGCTTGATCAATATACTGATGACTACCAGCTCCGAGGGCTGGCTAATAACGTATTTGTAAAGACTCTCACGATTGACGATGTAAGTGGCAAGATCCACCTACCCTCTAACATCATGAGCCTAGACTTTGGTACTTTTATTACCAACTCAGACGGGTACACTATTCGTGTAGCTGTTAAGACTGAAGGGTCAGGTTTTATTCTTTGGAATGTAACCGACCAGACTAGTAATTGGTCTGACTATTCTACCTACGACATCAAGGCTTCCTTGATTGTCAAGCTTGACTGGGAAGATATTGATACTCCCGGCCAGCGTGCGATTACTGCCTCGGCAGCTCGTCGATACCAAATGCTTACGCAGGGTGATGAGGGTATGGATGCTTATCTACAGCAGGATGAAATGATCTATAACTCAATTGGTAAGTCCCGTGACATGGATAGCAAGGGACGTACTATTTGGGATGCTGCTGACTACAAGAAGAAGCGTGCCGTATTCCGTCAATCTGGCGGTAATCCTAACTTCCGCTCTTGGCGAGGGAGGACTAGCTAATGAATAACCGACGACGAGGCAAGACTCTCACAACTAACATTCCGATCTATTCTCTGTCTGGCGGCGTGGGTCGTCAAGCTCCGTCGAAGCGATTGCCTAGCGAGTCTCAGGAACTCATTAACACTCTTTGTAGTGTTGAACGATCAATTGAAAAGCGACCCGGTACGGACCTCATGCCGATCCGTGGAAGCTTTGAGGATGCTCCTCTTGATACTTGGACTGCCGAGTCTCTTGGACTTGTTGGCAGTGGTTCCTATGAGTTCTTTTGGCATTCACTATCGGATGCGGCTAGATACCTTTTTGTCGTAGACCGTGGAGCAAGTGACAGTGCAGACCTTCTGTATTATGTCTATTACTTCAATCAGACTTTAGATTACTTTGAAGATCATACCCCATCAGAGCAGTCAACTATTGATGCAGACGTTCGTGCCTACATTACCTACGGCGCTTCTCCTTTGAAGCTGGTAACTCGTGGGCAGAACCTCATCTTCCTAAACCCAGATGTCTATGCTGGGTATACCAGTAAGAAGATTGCTGTAACAGATACTGACTGGTATTATGATCCATATACCGACCAAACCCAACAGTTCAGTGAAGCTACTGAAGTTTGGGTTAAGCTTGGGCTTAATGGTCAGGTTGATGGCGATGGATTATCTTCTGGAACTGCCTACATCATTGATACCAAAGGAGCCAAGGAAGAGTACCTATCCGCAATCAAGGTAGATCCTCAGGGTATTGCTACTATCTGGGATCCTTATTCTACCTATGTTGCTGGTACTACGTTGCTTTATCTTCCGGGTACCCAAGATTGGAATGGTGGGCATGGTGCTCACGGTACAACTTTAGACTTCGTATCAAACAATGCTTATAATATTCTCAGTGTTGTTTCTAGCACCCTTGTTCCTGATGAGCATATTCATCACGCTACGCATTTTAGTCTAATTGCGTCGGATTATGATTATGTTGTTAATCCTGATGTTTTAACTGATACCACTCCTGACCCACCATTGGATCTTGAGCGTGAGCCTGTACAGGTTCCTGTGAAGGACTGGGAATACCCAGACTCTTCTAAGCCTCAGCTTGGACAATCACTATCAACCTTCAATGATCTTAGGCTTCCTCCTTTGGAGAGCGATGTTCTCTACGGGAACAACAATGCTCAGATCATGCTGAATCAGCTTTATGGTTTAGAGATTGGTGAGGATACAAGTCCTGCCGATGGTACTTGGGATGATATCTCAACACTGCAATACAACTCAGCTGAAGGTAAGGTTTACTATATTCAGACTAGCTATCAGGGCCAAGCTCCTGGATACTACATTGCTAAGAGTGTTACGGCTCCTCACATGATGAAGGTCCGTACTCCTGATGAGTATTCTTTGCTAGATGATAAGCGTATGCCAATGCAGCTAGAGTTTGTTGGTGGTGATAGTGTCTTTACTCAATGGGAATGGTCTAAGCTCGAATGGGCTGAGCGTACCTCAGGTGATAAGGAAACTAACCCCGGCCCAACACCCTTCAAGGACGGAAAGCAAGCTAAGCTTTCTACCATTGCATTCTTCCGTAACCGCCTATGGCTATCCTCGGGAGATGTAATCTTCTCTAGCCAAGAGAACAACTACACCAACCTATGGATTGAAGATCCGGGTATCATTGTAGATACTGATCCTATTGATATCGCTGCATCCACAAACCGCTATACTCCTATTACCTCTATGGTACCATTTAAGGATTATATGTTTGTGAATACTGATGCTGATACTCAGTACGAGCTCATGGGATCGGAGAATCAGATTACTCCGTTTACAGCAGAGCTACAGCCAATGACATTCTATTCAACGGCTCCTCTGGTAGATCCCTTGACTCTAGGTAATCACATCTTCTTCTATGATGCTGAGAGACTATATCTCTATCTAGGCCGAGGTGGTAGTCTATCTACTGCTCAAGAACTATCCGCGCATTGTCCTAAGTATCTGCCGACAGTGTATGGAGCTACAGCTGTGGCTGCTGCTCAGGATACTATCATGGCAGTAGACGGTAACAACGAGTCTGATGTATATCTTTACACTACTCGGTACCGTGGAAATGAGATTGTTCAGAATGCATTCTATAAGTTTAACTACGAAGATGCTGCTGTTAAGTCGATCAAGGCATGGGAAAACTATGCTTATATGGTTGTAGAGCGAGACTCTGTCTATCATATTGAGCGTCAACATCTTCGCTACGATGATATTGATATCCCACGGCTTGATCGAAAGCAGAAGATTACAATGTATCCAAAGAGTGGTCCTCTAGATGGAACGGATGTAAACAACCCAATCTTTGATGCTACTGCCTTCAACTGTCACTACTCTGTGGCAGACGTAGAAACAACAGTTCGCATTCCATATGTCTTGGATGCAAACAAGCAGTATGACTTTGTGGATACCGCTGGAGTATCGTATAACATTACGAGCATTACTCCTGCTGCGGCTTATACAGACATTACTGTTGTAGGCGATGTAACTAGTGGTGACTATTGGATTGGCCGTAGCTTTACTATGCTAATCCAAATGAGTACACAATTTCTTAGGAATGAGCAAAACAATCCTCGGGAAGGTATTTTTAACATTGCCTCACTACTTACACGGCACTACAATACTGGCAACTATGACGTTGTTGTTCAGCGTCGTGGTCGTCCCGTGGATGACATTCAGGCAGCTTATGAAAGCAGGGATCCACTCCTAAGTAACTTTACTACTTCATTTGCTGCTCCGCAGTCTGACACATTTGCAGATTCTAATCTTTCGATCAGTAATATTGAATACCAAGGGGAACTAGTTAGTAAGATCATGGGCTTTAGTGACAAGATTGAGATCTTTATTCTCTCTGATTACTTTACTCCAGTTAACCTTACTAATCTACAAGTCAAGGGTAAGTTCAAAGCAACTTACTCTGGCGTTCTCTAAGTAAGCTTAAGTTAACTTACTTAGTATCCTCTAAGTGTTCTCCTTTCTCTGGCTCTCGATCGCTGACAAGCGGTCGGGGGCTTTTTCTTACTTTAGTTATAAGGAGGCTACTCTATGCCCCAGAACGATTCCGAAGCTACGCTTCTTGTGCAGTATACTGAGTCCTCCGCGACCTACTCTTACGCACAGCTTTCACTTATTAATAACCTAACAGACCAAAGCCAAATTGAGGTTCGTTGGGATGTTGATACCGTCTATTCACTTGCAGATAATCAAGGTGTTGCTTTTTCTGTTGAAGATCTAAGCGATAATGCTCAGGCTACCATTAAGACTCTTGTACCTGATGTTCAGTATACAATTGATGCTGAAGCTAAGACAATTACGCTTAATACTGGATCAATTGCAAATGCTGAGGTTACTGTAGAAAGTGGAACAACTTACTTTTACCCAAACACGGTAACTATTAGCGGCTCTCAGAATCTCCAGATTCGACGAGCTACTGACATTACTTCGCAGCTAGTAGTCTTTCAGCCTGGCAGTCGCCTAACGGCTGAGAACCTAAACCTCTCTAGTGCTCAGTTATTCAATGCTCTTCAGGAGCTTACAGCTTTTGGTGTTTCAGCTGGCGGTATTGTTAGTGGCGTTGATCTTACTAACAGCAGTATTACTGATCTCAGTGATGTAACCTTAAACACCAATGGTATTCTTTCTTGGAATGGATCAGTCGTTACTGCTGGCGCAGATGCCGGTAGTCTTGTTCCATCAACGGCTGGGTTTAGTCCTACTGATGATGGAAAAGCAGTACTATATGTAAATCCAAATACTGGTAACGATACTGCTTGGGAATTTGTTACCTATGATGATGTTCGTGATGGTAAGGCTGGTACAAATAAACTGAGTACAAAGCTCAGTACTTTAGATTCTTCTATTTCGACTCTTCAGAATAAAACACAAAACATTACACAACCCACAAACCCAGGCCCAACAGTTCTTGCAAACGGTGCGACGATTACCGCTGGTGGTATTGGTATTACTTCTGGTGATCTTACTGTTTCGTCTGGTGATGTAACTGTTTCGTCTGGAGGGCTTGAGGTTACTACTGGAGATATTGATATCTTATCCGGTGAATTAAACATTCCTATTGGAAATGTTGTTGTCACTGCCGGAGACGTAACTATTCAAGGTACAAGTGTACATGACTACATCACTAATCAGCCATATTTTGTTACTATTAATTCTGGAGATAGTGCAACTAAAACTCCATCCACTACATCAATTATTGAGACTATTGTAGGTAAAACTTCTGATTACTCTAGTACAAGTATTGGAGGCACTGGAAGTAGTGATTTTTCAACAGCTACTGGACAATGGACCGCTCCAAGGGATATGACACTGGTAACTTCTTTATCTTGGTTTATTTCTAATGATGGTCCAGTACTTTCTTATGCTAGTACTGGTGAATACAGAAGTGAAGCACGTGGTTATGGTCTAGTGTTTAAGGGAAGTAGTGCTCAAGGCGTCAAGGCATATTCCTATCGTGCAGAATGGGATGATATATATCAAGATAGGCCAGATCCGACCTCAGATCGATTAATTAATTTATCAGAAGCAATTCAAACTGTATCCTATTTCAATACTATTTCTGTACAAGCAGGTGATGTACTTACCTTCCGTTTAACTCTGCCCGCGTTTAATAGTGATCTCAGAGCAAAAGTTGTATTTAATGATGTTTATGCTACCATTACAGAGGTACGCTAATGCCTAAGATTCAGTTTATTGTTATCAAAAAGAAGAGCAAGGGAAAAGGCAAGCAGCCTTCATCCGTGACTCTTATTAAAACTATTTCTAAGTAACTTATTCTCCTGGCTCTTTCCTACCGGAAGGGGCTAGGCTTTCTTTTATTTATATTAAGGAGATCCTTATGGCAACAGTTAGTATTGCTGGTTACACAGCAGACCTAGACTATGCAAGGATTGTTCATATCAATAACCCTAAGTTTAAGTATGTACGATCCTTCAAGATTATTGAAACACAGGACCGGGCTGTATGGACTCTTACCATTAACCAGTCTGTCCTCGTAGGACAATACCCCACCCAAGCAGCTGCTATTGGTGCTTTGGTCGGTTGTATTCTCCATCGTGACGGAGACCTAGAGGGAGCTGAGGCAGCTATTACCGATATGCTTTCTCGTGGATCTACCATTGATCCTGATGTTAACATCCTAACACTCGCCACTGTTGGTGATCCTGTTACGGAGATTGCAGGCACACTAGATCTAATTGATTATACTGCACTTGACTTTGCTGGTGAGCCTTATTTTGCCTACCAGAACTCTATTGATGGTCAAGTTACTTGGGGAGTCAATGGAGTAGCTAGTGCTGTAATCGAAGGTAATAGAATTATTGCAGTAGCTGGTGGCTCGCAAACAGATACTTTTATTGGTGCTTATGGCACCTTCGCAGAAAACTCCGCTATGCGTGCTGTCCTATTAGATGGTGTAGTAGCGGCATACATTGATCCAGATTATGTTATTACAGATGCAGGACCAGGCGATGGTATCTTTTTGGGAGAAACGCTTAGCGCGGGACATGTTTTATACGATGAGCTTGGGTTAACATCAATCACAGGTAATGGTACTACTCTTAGTTTAAACTTTAATACAGCTGCAGATGCTGAAGCTTGGTATTTTGGTGGAGGTTCTTATAGTAGTGCTAATAAAACTATCCAAGCTTCAGATTTTACTGCACCAGTAACTAATGTATGTACAAAAGTTGATGATGAGGTTCTTTTCCTTGATAATGGTACTTCACCAAAGTCAATTAGTCTATCAAAGACAGAGTACACTGTTAGCTCAATCGTAAGTAACGTTATCTACAAGGATGCGGTCAATGACCTTACCCTTGCTCTGGAGATCTCAGGCGAATCTACTGCCGGTGCTCCCGTGGAGATCGGTGGCTTTGCTTACGCCATTCCTACGATTGGCGGAGTCCCCGAGGGGCAGTCTTATTCGCTGACCTATGCTTGGTCGCGAGAGATTCCTCTGTTGGATGGGCTCACTACGTCTCTTGAAGGTGGTGTAGCACCTACGCTAACTGCTAGTGGTGATCAAACTGCGGACAGTCTTACCGTAGGGGATACAGCCTCGATTACTGCCAGTGCTACTGGTACTCCGGCTCCTACCATTTCCTATCAATGGAAGGTAGATGCTGTTGACTCAGGTACTGATCAGGCTACGTTTGATACCTCTGGGCTCTCCGGTGGAGAAGCTCTGACCTGTGTCGTGACGGCTAGCAATGGAGTTAGCCCGGACGATACTGCTATGATTGACTTTGGTACCGTGGCGGCTGCGGCTGCTGACTGGGACACGGCGGCTACCGTCGTTGGCCGTATCTATGGGTCGGTCAACGACGGAAACGATATCGACTTATCGTTTTACGATGGGACGATGTGGTCGGTCGTTGGTCAGACTCCGGCTATGAACCCGATCCAGCCAGAAGAGATCACGAGGGGCACCGGCGGAGCTGGTCCATGGACTAACTCCGCCAATGGCTACTACTTTAATGCCGATACGATGGGCAGTGTCGCTCCCTATGTAGGATATTGGAACGACGTTCTCGGTTGGGAGGTTGGAGCAATCATTACAACTGGAGTGTACAAATCTTTTGTCATCTATAGTTTGTCGATTCCCTGGAATGATCCCCAGAACCCAATAGACGTTCCGGCCGCGATGATTTTTTACGCAAGCGACCCGGGCGATCCTTCGTCCTGGCGTGCTTATGACGGGCCGACATCATGAGAATCGCAAAAGGCACGAACGCGGCAAGCTTTCGGTTCAATGGTTCATCAGTGACAATTGCGTCCGGAAGTATTCAAGAAGAGCAGCTTGAGTTTTTCTCTCTTGCTTCCTTGCAATCCACAATAGATTCTGCCGAAGACGGATCAACAATCGATCTGGAGGGAAAGAACTACATCAGCTCCCTAGATAGGGGTGGAGTTTCAATTTCCCACGATTCTGCAATCGTGTTGCCAACAGACAAAACGATCACAATCGAAAACGGCAATTTCTACGGCGGCTTCCAGCCGAGCTGGTTAGCAGACGAATTAAACACTTTTGGACCGGGAGTCTATCGGGCCAGTTGTGATTTCAAGACAAATGGATCTATCGTTGAGTACCCTCCGTTCTTGTGGTGTTCGTATGAGAAAGCTCCAAAACAGATAATTTATCCGCCAAATGAGCGAGACATCGAGTTCGGAACTGTTTGGGCTGATGATGATATTGCAGTAGACGACTACTCTTTAGGAAATGTGACAAGAGTTGAAATTACAACTTCAAGCAATATCAGCAGGCTTGACGGTTATTTGATGGACCATCGCGGAAATCCTTTTGTATCTTCTTACAATCTAAGCACTAACTCAATTGTACCAGATTCTTCTTGGGATGCAACGGTTACGCAGACTGTAGAGGGATCCGACATCGGACTTAATTCAATTAGTGCTTCTCGCAGCTCTGGAAGCTGGGTTATCCAAATGACATTTGGAACAACTGATGAGGCTATTGATTATTTTACAAACTCCGGAAAGGTAATATTCCTGAACCCTGGGTCTACGTCGGCGCAAGTTACCTACACTAGCTTTTCGCGAGATGGAAGCGTCGTTTCTTTCACATCGGATTCAATCGGTAGTCTTGTCGAATCAATCGGAATTGGAATTGACTGGGAAGTTAGACTGACTTATAGAACAGTCGGCGGAGTTGTATTTACGAACCCAAGCGACATCGCTGGCATTCTTCAGGCGTTTAATTTCAATGAGGTTGGTGGTCTTATATCGGATTCGCGTGGTTGTTCGCTGAATGTACAATCCTCGGACAATCGGGTGTTCTGGTGTCCAGTTCAAAGTGTAACCGAAGAAGCATCTCCGAATGAGATTAGGTTTCTATTTTCAGAAGACTTCAATTTGCTGACGTTTTCAAGCGTCTCTTCATATTTGAACGCCGCTATCTTCGGCCCACCAGCTAACCTTGAGTCTGGACAAATCGTCTATTTCCCGAACGAACAGACGATGTACTGGAAACCACGTGATGTTCGCTCTGTAAACAGCTCCGTTTTCGGGATTGCTTCTGCGGAACTTTTCGTGATTGGGGACAACTACGCTTATCCGGATACTCTCGACGATCTAAGTTCCGGAAGCAAATATGTCAAGTTCAGCAACTGCTCGATGCGCTGTGGACGCCAGATGCTGCGATCAACTTCGCCGAGAGTTGGAGCGCTTGTGCATATCTCTGATTGCGAATTTTCCTATGGACAGAACGCAATTTCTAGAGTCCAAGGACGTGTAGAAAGATCGGTCTTCGATCAGTTTTTCTACTCTCAGTTATATGGCTCGCCTGGTCTCACTGTTGATAAGTGCTGGTTCGGGCCGACGTATCAATCGTCGAACATCAACATGAGTGGAACTCCGGACTCGTCTTATGGTTTGCCGGAAGGAACGACGCAAGGAAACGGTCTTGCGTCAGTCGTTACAAATTCATTTTTCTGCAACCCGCTGACAGAACACGGCCAGTGCGTCTCCTTCTATCAGGGAACATGCAACAATGCGGTGTTCAGTGGCAACATAGTGTTCAACACCACTAGAGGTGTTACGATGCAGCACGCGACATATGGTTCAGGAACGATCCGAACAGATCAACAACCATATCGGTTCGAGATGAAAGGCAACCTTTTCATCGAGACCAACTACCGGACGTTGACGCCAGCTGTCTGGTATTCACAAAATTTCGGTACCGTGTACAACCATGATCAAGATGCGTTCTGGTCATCGGAAGATCTGTTTCCAAATTTCCGATATCTGGTCGCCTCAAATACTCATGTGTCTCTGAGTACATCGTTCACGCCCGGCCAGCTATTGATGTCGTCATCGTCGCAGCCCTTTAGACTTACAAGCAGATTCCATAACAACTACTTCCAAGGAGCTCAAATTTCCGGCTCCAGTGTTTTCCCGACACTAACAAACGGAAAATCGGACGTTGTAAGAATGTCAAACAACTTCTGGACTCAAAGATGCCAGTCGCATTTGACGGCAAATTGCGCGGCCGACATCGGGCAGGTTGATGGAATAGCGCAGAATCCAAACAGGGAGTCAACGGTCGGTTGTTATTTGAGCTCCTCGACCTTGCTTCCGACGGATTTAGATCTGCTGAATGGCGCAACAGATGGTGGGCAGATCGGCGTTCGATGGGTCAGCTCCGCCCCATCGCTTGCCGATGTAAAGTCAATCAAGGACAGATCGTCAGGCTACACTGCGTGGTACACGACCTACATTTCTGACTTTGAAAATCTCCCGGATGATGAAGCCATATACGCCGGTGGTTCAACTCCAGATGACACGTGGCTGGAGCCAGGAGTCAGGAATGCTCCAGATCTTGGAACTTGTTTATAAATTAACGACAAATTTGTTTTATGGCTAACCCTAACCCTACCCTTGGCTGCCGCTGGGGGTAGGACTTTTACTTTAACTATTTCTCATAAGGAGATTTACTATGGCCGCAAACGATAGAAACATTTCAGAACTTGTTGATCTTGGTTCCGATGTTCAGGATACGGATCTTGTGGCAGTTTGGGATACCACTGCTGGCACTACTGGTAAGCTTACTGTGGCAGCCCTTTCGGATAAGATCGAAGCTGATCTTGGTCTTGGAACCGCAGCTACGACTGCTGCAGCCGATTATGCAACTGCCGCTCAAGGTTCCTTGGCTACCACATCTGTTCAGCCGGGTGACAATATCTCAGATCTTACTAATGACGAGAACTACGTTAGTAGCGATGCGCTGACAACCAGCAGCGGTGATGTTGCTGCTGGATCTATTGTCGATGTCATTGCTCTGACTCAAGCTCAGTACGACACTCGTACTCAGGATGCCAATGACGGTAAGAAGCTCTTTGTCATTACCGATGGCCGTACGGAAATGGAAGCTTTGGCTGACTTCTTCCGAGCGAACCCTACCGCGACGTTTACCGATTTTGTTAACCATGTCACCACCACTTATCCTGCGGCTTGATAGGAGGTTCTTATGTCTACTGGACCTTTTAATCTTGTAGTAGGCGACGGAAACAACCTAGTCTTCTCGCTTACTGATAACTGGGTTGTTGATCAGGAGGTTCCTGCCGGTGGCTCTGCCACGTGGAAGGTAACCCCAGCCTTTGATACTACCCTCTTTGACATTCCCGGTGATATCGCTATCTGGTATAGCGTAGGTGGCGGTGCATTCGCTGAGTCCACCGAGCCTGACCATAGCCTCACCGTTGAGATCACTAGCAATACTACGGTCATCGCCAAGATGGCCTATTCCGGTACTGGTGCGGACATCACCTCGTCCACTGGTACCAACCTAACGACGACCACTCAGCAGAGTGTCAACCTTACGGCTGGCTCTAGCACAACCATTGGTACGGTTACGGTTACTGGCTCCGCAGCACCCACTGAGGGCGTGGCTGAGTCCTACTCCGCTGCCTTCGATGGCGATGCTACCGATGCTACCTACCTGTGGACTACCACGGACGGCAGCGCAACGATCGCTACTCCTACGGCGGCTACTACGGACATCACCTTCTCTACCTCTGGTAGCTTTACTGTTACCTGTACGGTGAGCTCGGCCACGGCTAGCGATAGCCCGGCGTCGGATGCCCTTGCTGTTACCGTGGCGGCTGCTGGTCCTGATTGGGATACCAATCACTCTGGTGTTTTTCAGATCACCAGCACAGGGTTTGGAAACACCGTACCGCTCATCATCGAGATTACGTCTGCCAGTGTCGGCGGGAATATAGACGATGCGACGTTTATGGGACCAATCGGCGGTTACTTCGCAGTTCTATCGTATTCGTCGGCCCAGCAAGGCCCTGTTTACTATGCGGTGTGGGATGACTCCGCACAACAATGGTCAGTAAGATATAACTCCTGGAGTGTCAATAGTACCGGGCAACGCCTGACAACCGTAAACGAAGGCACGGACGGGTGGGCAGTCGGCGACATTGTCGTCCAGTACGAAAACGACCCAGGAACTTTTGCGTCGTGGAGAAACTACGACGGACCTTATACCCCATAAGGGAAACAATACAATGACAAGTATAAGTAAAATTGGGGCACAAAAGCCTATGATTAAGCTTGGCTCTTCTTCGGCCTTGCTTGCATTTCCTTCCCCTGTACCGATCGAAGGCTACGACTATACGTGGATGACCATGGAAAGAGACGGTACGTCAGCCACGCCGATCAAACCCACTGCGAGATGGCTTTCGGTTCCACACGAAGAAGCATCTGGATCCTCGTGGGTCGTCACTGTTGGAGCTAATACGCCATCCGGAATCGAGAAGGTTGAATTCTATCGGTTTAGCGGTGATGTTGCCAATCTAGTCAATGACGACCCTAATGACTGGACGCTAATTCATACCGCAACATCAGAAACTACTCAGACGAAATATGGAACTAATCTACTGGCGTATCACTGCCTCGTCGATACGACGGCACTGCCTGACGGAATCCAGTATTTCCGGGCCGCTGTTTATGCGAGATGGAATGATGGGACGAATGGGATCAGGCACCTTTGGAAGGACGCCTACGCCGAGGCGATTGATCCTCTCACCTATGGTGGAACTTTGTATCCGACGCATTTCACAAGAGACGCATCACTGAGTACGGTCAACCAGCGAGAATCGTCACAATGGCGACGAAAGTTTGGATTTTCCAGTATTTGGTCTGGAGAATACACACACACGATCGTCGTAAAGAACGGTGCAGCGGAATCTGACATCTTCGTCGATTTCCAGACTGGTAGTGACTCAACTGGTGACGGTTCGACTGGTTCTCCATACAAAAGCGTTACAAAGGGAATCTATGAAGCCGCCACCAATGGCGGTCGTGTTGTCCTCAAATCCGGAGACCATTACTTCGAGACAGACACTGCCGACTGGGGATACAACCTCGGAACAAAGTGGGTCGAGGTTACATCGGAAAATACGACGTCACAGGCCAGCTATAGTCGGATCGTAGGATGGACACAAGGCGGCCTTGAAGGAAACTTTGATCCACTCCAAGGCGGAACGAGTCTCCCAAGAAGGGGCAATAACTCGCAGATATGTTTCCGCAATGTCTCATTCAAGATAAATGCTAGTGACGCCCAATTCAAAACGGTGTGTCATAATGTGCGCGCTGGAACATTCAGGCATATGTTCAACGGCGTCAAGGGAAACGCCCTCTGGTTTGATCAGTGTCTTGTTGAGGAGGAATGGAGGCCAGACCTTGTATCCTCATTGAGAGGCGACGCTTCCTGGACTTTGAATGAAGACACGGACTTTGCTGGCCGTGGGCTTGGAACGGAATGGGGAACCTTTTACCTGCTTAGTAACCCCTCTGTAGAGCAGGGGTTTTTCGTCACAGATTGTGATGTGAAATATCAGGAGTCACGATGGGCTTCGTCATTTGAAATTAACGTACGAAGATCGTACGTAATGTTCGACGTGTTTACAGGTGGTGCGGTCGTCAACTGCACCGGAGGAAGATGTGATCAATCATTGGTGCCTGGCTACTCCTGTGACGGAAATACAACTTTCACGTGGACGATAGATTCAGTTGATGGAACAGAAATCATCGGCACCCTTAGTGGAGGCAGCGGTGATCTCGTTAGCCTTACCGTTAGAGCAGACGGCACTGCTGAACTCCAACTAGATCAGACTCCCGGTGCGACAGACCCATTGGGAAACGCACTTACTGCAAACTTTTATCATACATTCTTTCCATGTTTGAATGTGACATCGGCATTGGGGGGTTCTTACGGTGATTACAAACTGTTCTTCAATTTAGCTAAGTCTGATGAGACCAATATGAAGATCATCTGGGATCCCGGAAATACTACACCGGACACGCCTGTGCCGTTGTTCGCATACAACGCCTATATCGCTGCGGGTGCTATTCCTGGGTCGTCCTATAGCATTCAGCTGCCGGGAATCAACCATAGTGACATCATGCAAGTTGGTACGGACTACAATGCAGCTGGAAGACTTCCTCTCGTAAATATCTACATGGATGATGTGCAGTGTATGAATGATGTCTGGTCAAGATCCCAAGGTTTGACCCCGGGAGACAACGGCGGACTAATCTCCTGTTCTATTCGCAACGTGAATCTGAACATCAACTACGACGGAAAGTATGCAACCGGAGAGGTTACTGGCATGACAACCGGGTATGAAATTATCGGTTTGCGAAGCCTTATGCTTTCTACATCATCCGATGGCCTGCTAATTGAAGACTGTTCTTTCCAATATGGGGACTATGTTGGAGCTCCATATATCTCAGGAAGCACTGCATATAGTAATGTGACACCATTCCACACCGGCGCACAGCGAACGCTGCTGCGTGATTGCTATATCGTCCAAAATACAGATGGACAGCGGCACTATGTAGGGGGAACATCCGCAAACTGGCAATCGGCAGTCGGGTACAAATTCTTGCCGAGTCCAGATGGTCCGTCCGGTGGTTTTGCCGCTCACTATGAAACTGACGGATTCCCAGGATTCCCGTGGACTTCCGAAGTCACGAGGAAGGATGAAAATATCGGCTGGGATGTGCCGACTAATCTCGAAGGCGGTACCGGTATCAGGTATGAATATACTTAATTAACCCTTACCCTCCCTTCGGCTACCGCTGGAGGAGAGGATTTCATCTTACTCTCTAAGGAGATACTTATGACAGACTTTATTCCTTTCCCGAGTCCCTCGGGGAATCCAAAGCAGATCGCTGCTGACTACTTTGAAGTAAACCAAAAGATCAAGACAGCAGGAACCCTAGCCTCTGGAGTCCACAGTGTGGAAGAGGAGGCTACGGCTACGGTTATTGTGCCTCATGTTCCTGATCTCCGTCCGATTTATCTTAACCTATACGCAATTACAACCAACCCAGATCAATGGGGTATTAGCACTTTTCCAAACTGGTCTAAAACTGGAACAACTGGAAATAATACCACTACAGCTAATAATGGTCGCCTTACTTTTATTAATAATGGCGGCTTTCAGGATGCTGCGGCTGGGGGAATTGCTCGATATATTATTTCAAATTCTGGCGGTATCACAAACTTTGGAGCTACTTGGAATGCTAATGTTGGTGGTATTCAAGAAGCTCAAGGAACATCAGGTGAGAAAGGCGCAGATGCTGTGAAGGGGTATAACTGTAATTCCTATAGCACAATGCAGGCATCCCATGTCCGTGATTATCGAACTATTACTCGCGCTCTTGATGACGCTGTTATGGGCGGAAACGGAGATGGTACCGATGTAGATGACTGGTCTGTTGACCCAAGTGATCCAGGTTTTGTTCCAGATGCTGGATGGATTCCTACGGTATTTACTTCTGATGGAACAACGTCTGGTACTCAGGGAGATTCTATTGATGCTTGGCAGCGAGCTATTGATCAGCTTAATCAGTACTCTAATTCCTTGGCTGATGTACAAGTCTTTCATCAGTGGGATTGGCCTGCTGTCTACGCTTATAGCACGAACAAGAGTGCTGTAGACGCTCTACCTGATTATGATGGCGGCTACGATCGTTACTCAGCCTCCACGGATTTTCAGGCTAGTACTGGCTCCCTTCGATGGGTTAAGCCAAATGATGCACATGGATTTGATCGTGGCTTCTGGGATTATGAAGTTAATGGCATTAAGAGCCTAGGCTTTAATGGACTAACATGGGGAGTGTCTGGTAATTCTTTCCAAGAGTTTAATGACACAGCAGCAGCAGCTGAAGCTGTAAAGTCTGCTTATCCTGATACTCCGTTCCTGTTTGAAGCTTCACCAATGACTAGTACTTTTACAGGAGCCGATAAGCGATTCCATCCTTATGGTACTACGTGGGATGGTACATCATTATCCGGCGTGCCTGATGAAAGGTATTCAGTAGCCGCTCACTGGGGATTTTTCCCTTCTTATTATACAACTGAGCAATATTCAACAGATGCTGATACAAATAATTGGGATTCAGATGGAAAAAGATTTATAGACAACATTTGGTGGAATCCAGCTATTCATGAGCAGCATATTATCTTTGATGCTGGATATTTGGTGCGAACCCTAACGGACGCTCCTCAGTATAGCTTTGATGAACTAAAAGATTTTATGATCTTTGCATGGCAGCATGGATTTGTTGTCGGTGTTTCTGGTCTTTCAAGATCTGGTGGAAGTACTCCAGCCGAAAATCTAGATATTTGTCAGTTTGTGGCTGCTCTGAATACCTTTACCTCGGCAGGTGGAATTGATACCAGCTCTGCTACTCATCCTACTGGAGGTGGAGCTGTAGCTCGATATAGCAATCCAGCTGTAGAAAAGGCTATTCCTACGCAGCCTTGATTTTAACCTTAGGACCGCCAACACTGCTGATGCAGAAGAAATAGGTAACTCCTCCCGCCGTGGAGACAATGCGAACGTATCGGTTACGCCATTTCTAGTGCAGCAGCCACAGGACTCTTCGGAGTGCCTGCGGGCAGCAGCGTCGGACGATCTACCCTCATAGTGGTCGTCGGGGGAGCTGTGTCCCCCGGCGGCCTTCTTATTACAACTTAGAGCCCCTTTATGGGAGATTTGAAGTATGACTCTAGAGCTTCTGTCAATGTTAGGCGGTGGCCTAATGGGGTTTGTCTTTCGCTTTATGGCTGCCTCATTGGAAAACCAACAAAAGACAACTGAGCTACTCTTGCAGAAGCAAGCTGTGGCTGATGATTCCGCTGATCGTGCTAACCTGCGTGGTAGTCACGTTGGTCGGCGGGTGCTCGTCTTTACCGTCCTCTGGGTACTTGCAGTTGCCCCCTTCATCGGAGCCCTCTACGGGGTCGATGTCTGGGTCGAATCCGAGCGAGCCCCATGGGACTTCCTCGGCCTCTTTACCGGAGGCTGGGAACAACTCAGGGGAATTGTTATTCTTCCTGAGCTTCGTGCTGCTCTTCTGGCCGCCGCTGGTTTTTACCTTGGTGGCTCTTCGATCGCGAGGGCACGATCATGAATGATGAATTTATTAAATTTGCTCTTGTTCTCTTGGCTGGTGGTATTGCTACCATCATTACTCGTGTATGGAAAATACCTCAAATCGAAGCAAAGTTAGATAATGTGATTTCTGAAACGGATAAGAACCGTGATAGAATTCATGATATCAATAACACACTTCATTCACATGATTTAAGGATTTCAGCCCTTGAGAAAACAAAGCAAGAAACCCGTTAATCCTAAGCAGCTTCCTAGAGTACGTCCTAAGGATGTTAAACTAGCAAAGGCTGCTAAACGTCAAGGAGGTTAACCTATGCCACAAGTCGGAAAGAAGCATTATTCCTACACCAAGAAGGGCATGGCTGCTGCCAAGAAGGAAGCGGCTAAGTCTGGTAATAAAGTGACATTCTATAAGGCAAAAACAACGAAAAAGGGTAAGTAATGGCTGGTAAGAAGAAAGATCCTAGACTAGCTCGTGCTGGTGTATCTGGATACAACAAACCAAAACGTACTCCTAATCATCCTAAGAAGTCTCATATTGTTGTTGCTAAGCAAGGCGATCAGATTAAAACCATTCGCTTTGGTGAGCAAGGAGCTAAGACTGCTGGCAAGCCTAAGTCAGGTGAATCAGATAAGATGAAGAAGAAGCGTGCCTCCTTTAAGGCCCGACATGCCAAGAACATCGCCAAGGGTAAGATGTCTGCGGCATACTGGGCCAATCGTGTGAAATGGTGAGGTGACTTATGGGTCAATCTAAAACTTCTAAGTACTACGCCTCTAATCCAAAAGCTAGAAAGAAGCGTGTTGCTCAGCAGGCTAAAATTAATAACCGACCGGAGGAAAGGGAACGTCGCCGTAGGTTAGCTGCTGAACGCCGCAGGCGTGGGATTATGGGCAAGGGAGGCAAGGATGTCTCCCACAAGAAGAATGGTAAAACTTTCCTAGAGGATCGCACTAAGAACCGTGCTCGTAATGGTCACGGTAAGCGTCCAAGGAGGGCATAATATGAAAAACCAAAAGGTAGAGCAACTTGAAGAAGTACTCTTCGATGCTGTCATTAATGAGCTTCAGACTGCCCCTACGGCGGGCTGGGCTCAGGTAGCACGAGGACTGCTGGCTGACTACAAGGGTTCAATGGATGATCTTCCCGGCCTTAAGGGCGAGGAGATTAAGAACCTGCTACGAGAGTCAGCACCCTTCAAGATCAACCAGACCGGGTGAGGGGGAAACCCCTCTCCGGCCTTTAACCAAGGAGATAACCAATGAACCCGATTAATCCTGATCGTATTCCGGCCAGCGTGCCGGATGAGATGGTATCGGACTTTAGAAACCATCTCTATGCATGCATGAAGTATCTATTCGGTGTAGCACCGACAGATCTCCAGTATGCCATGGCAGATGCGTTACAGTCATACGGTACTGACATGCAGTTGCAGGCTGGCCGTGGTGCCGGTAAGTCTGTACTAACTTCTATTCTTGCATCGTGGTTCCTTCTTAGGGATCCTGACTGCACAATCATGGTTCTGTCGGCTACCGCTCAGAAGGCCGTGGAGTTCATCTCGATGACTCGACGCATTCTGGACCTAGTGCCGTACTGTAACCACTTAGCACCAAAGGAAAACATGATTGATAATGCCTTTGCATTCAACTGTGGATTCCGTCAGAAGGTAGGTCAGGACTCCTCAGTCTTTGCTCGTGGTATCACTAGCCAGATTACTGGTAGCCACGCTGATATTGTCATCTCTGATGATATTGAGATTGAGGGTAACTCTGATACCGAAGTACAGCGTGAGAAGCTGCTCAACCGTCTTCACGAACTAGAGCAGATTCGTAACCCAGGAGGCCGAGTAATCATGCTCGGTACTCCTCAGACTAGAGACTCGATCTACAACAAGCTCGCAATGAGCTATCCTCAGATCAAGTTCCCAGCTGTAGTTCCTGATCCTACTATCAAGTCTCAATGTGAGAATGTAGCTGATTGGATCATGATGCTCGATAAGGAGCCTGGTACATCTACCCAGCCCGAGCGATTTAGCCAAGAGCTGCTGGAAGAGCGTAAGGCAAAGATCGGACCAACTAAGTTTGATCTGCACTATCGCCTTGACTGCTCGCTGGCTGACGTAGGAAAGTATCCTCTTCGGCTGGCAGATCTGTTGGTCTTTGATGTAGACCCAGAGATGTTTCCCGAGAAGGTTGTCTGGGCTAATGCCGAGCCGTACAAGCATGTACCTAGCTTTGGGATGTCTGGAGATAAGCTGTATAAGCCTATGTATATCTCACCATCGTTTATTCCCTATACCCAAACTGTGGTCTTTGTAGACCCGTCGGGACGAGGTAGCGATGAGACAGCTGTGTGCGTAGCTTCCTGTGTCAATGGCTATATTGTTGTACATGAACTCTTTGGTCTTGATGGAGGCTATGATGACACAACCTTGGAAAAGATTGCGAAGAAAGCTTTACAGTACAATGCTTCGACGATCCGCGTGGAATCTAATTTTGGCGATGGTACAGTTGCTGCATTGCTCCGTCCAATTGCTTTTCGTATTTGTGGACGAATTGCTATCGAAGATTTCAGAGTATCTGGACAAAAAGAAAGGCGAATGATCTCTAACATCGAGCCTGTTATGGCCGGGCACCGACTGGTGTTTGATACCAAGGCTATTCGCGAAGAGAAGACTCAGGTTCAGATTACTCGTCTTACGGATATGAAGGGTGCACTTAAGCACGACGACCGGGTGGACGTTCTCTCAGCAGCTTGTGATTACTGGAGAGAGTGGCTACAGGTTGATGTAGATGCAGAAGCAGAAAAGAATATGCGTAAGGCAGAAGAAGAATATCTTAAGATGTGGACTGATAATAAGCGTCGAGGCCAGCTCATTACCGAGGGCCGAGGCAACAGTGGCACATCTCGTGTACGTACTGTTTATGGAGGCAGTGGTCCAAACCAGCGTCCAAACTTCCTAAGGAGGGGCAGATGATTGTCGTTACTGGAACTGCACCTCGATGCGGTACGTCTGCCATGATGCGTCTATTACTGCAAAGCTTTGAAGCGCATTCGTTGGCAGAAGCCTTTCCTGAGTATGTTGCTCGGGAAAAAAATCCTGATGGATTCTGGGACATGAAGAAAGAGGCTCTTTTCTCCTCCGAGAAAATCCCCTATGAAGAGAATAAAGTTATCAAGCTGTGGAGCCCACAGTTTAGTCGTGTGGATGCCAGCAAAGTAAAGCTGGTAGTTCTTATGACTAGGGATGACTTTGAGGCTCAGGTAGCATCTATTTATAATTGTGCTATTGCTGAAGGCTTTGCTCCACCTACTGGTGAAGTAATCTCTGGAATGTTCCAAGCCCAGAAGGAAGGAATCAAGTCTAATTTTTCTAATACACAATTGCTCAGGGTTCGTATGGAAGACCTCCGAGAATATCCTGATCAAATTCTATCTCATATTAAGGAGATTGTATAATGGCAGCAATTGCATTAGGTGTTGCATCTCTCGCTATGGGTGTTATGGGTTCAGTGTCTTCGGCTCAAGGCCAAGCAGTTGGATCCAAGGCAGCCTATGAGCAGCAGAGAATCAATCAACAGTGGGCTGAGTTTGAGAAGCAGATGTCTATCACTCAGCAGCGTGGGGTTATGGGCCTACAAGAATTTGATCGTCTCTTTGGTAACGCTACGCTTGAGCGAGAGTCACTAGAGCAGATGGTCTATGGTCAACGGGCCTATCGCGAACAATCACAATACAACACAAATCAACTAGTTCGAGCCTCTAAGCAGGCTATGGCTAGGCAGCAGTCTACTATGGCTAGCCGTGGTGCTGGCCGTGGTGGTACCGCTGAGGCCATCAAGCGTCAAGCTGAGACTGATATTGCAAATGACCTAGCTCGTATTCGCGTGAATGATGAATACCAGCTGGCTGCGATTCAGAACCAGCGTAATCAAATGCTCAAGCAGCGAAACCTACGGCCAACAAATCAGCCACCTACCTATATCCCAGCTACTCCTGTTCAGCCGCCAAACACTAGCGGTATGATGGCGGGAGCATTGCTTGGATCCCTAGCTAGTGGTCTTGGTGGATTGGCTGGTATTGCAAGTGCTTATCAATCAAATCCTGCTGGTACAACACCGGCTACCTAAGGAGATAATTCATGCCACAACCTGACAATCAACAAGAGCGTGGTGCTGCTACTCAGGTAACTCAGCAGCAGGTTGCGCCTCAAGGACAGATGGCTGCTAATATCTCCCCAATTTCCGGGGGAGCTGCCGCAGCTGCTCCAGTACTCCAGATCGGCCAGCAGGCTCAGATCAAGCAGACCGGAGCGGAGCTCTATCAAGCTTTGGCTGGTATTGCTAGCGGAGTGCAGCAAGGTTTACAGAACTATGATAAGATGTATAACATGGTGTCCGAGACTCAGTATGCTGACTTTGAGACAGCTTACATTACTGAAAGCGATCGAGTCAAGGGAGACCCGGCCAAGCTAAAGACTTGGCTAGACAACAACAGCTACAAGCCTAACCGAGTTACCGCAAAGCGATTCCACTCGCTTCGTGCTCAAGTAAATGGTAAGGCTTATGAGCAGGATCAGATGGACCAATGGACAGCTGATCTTGACCGTATCTCTAAGATGGATACGACCAAAGCTCTTGAATATCTAAATACTAAGATTACTCAGTATGATGAGCAGTCTCCTTACTTCAAGCAGGCAAAGAATCGTATCATTGAGCTACAGGGTGCAGTAGCTAACGTCGCAACTCAGAATAATCTTAAGGCGGTTAGACTAGGATTTCAACAGGACAATTATAATCTAACACAAGCCTTACGATCAAATCCGACCTACGCCGAAAGCCTAGATGATCCCTCGTATCAGCTTGTAATGACACTAGGAAACCTAGGTCTTGCAGCAGTTGACCCAAAAACAGGCCAAGTAACTATCCCAGGAGCTGGTCAGGTCTTTGATCTTAATGCTGCTGGTGATTTTATCCCTGTAATGCAGGGACTGCTTGAAGAGCGTATGGCGAGTGGGGCTGTTCGTCCAGACTACGTAGCTCAAGCCATGATGGCTGCTGACCTACCTAAGAGTGTACTAGGACGAGGTTCAGGTGCTGTCGAACCGCCTTACAAGTCGGTAGCTAAGTTTATCAACTTCCTGTCGATTGGAGATGGAAACTCAACTCGAAACTTTCTAGGCAATGATCTTCCAGCAACTCCAGAGACACTAGACAGCACCGCTAAGCTTCTTGATGGCTCCTTCAGTCAGATCGCATCTGATCCTAATCTTTCAGCAGCTGAGCGTGCTCGCCTGCTACAGGAAATGGCATTTGCTCTTGATTGGGAATCTGGTGAAGGAGTTTGGAGGAAGTATGGCATTGAGAGTAAGGAAGAATTTGATATTGTTTTTGGTGGACTGAAGACGAAGGTAAATGATGCCCACGCATCAGCTCGAATCCTTTCTATGGAAGATGCTCTTGCTCGGGCTACTGAAGCTACTAACGCCGCTACCAATCCGGTTGAATACCGAGCAGCAATGCACGCAGTATTCCAAAACGATATTATTCCTACAATGGCTTCCATTAGTAACGATGCTAATGTCATGGTATTTGATCCAGCCACAGGAGATCTTGTTAAGCTCTCTATGGATGAGTATGAAACATTTGTAGCTACTTCTGGTACTTCCATGATTCAGGAAGATGGGACAATTCCTCAGTATCTTCCAGTAGGCGTAGAAGTCATTGATAGCGAACTTAAGGGATCTTCTGAGATTCCATTTATGGTTCAAGTTGCACAGGACGGTCAGTTCGTCTTTACAGGAACCGGCTCCCAAAGCACTAAGCAAGCTAATGAACTCCTAAAGCAAGTACGAGCTAACTGGGTTACTTCAACTGCTGCTGGTAATCTCCAAGCTGGTGTAGATCAAGCTAATGAACTTAATCAGCTTGGCTTTGCTCGTCTTGCAGAGCAGGATCCTTTTGCAGCCATGGCTCTCTTTGGTAATCCTGAAATTGCTGGAGCTGGGGATATTTTCCCATCTGGTGACAATGGAAATGCAGCATTTGATGCGATTGATCTGCGTTATAATCCAGATTCTATTTCTGCGATGCAAGGCGAAGATCGTACGGTTGCTAATAATATGTGGGCATTAGCTTATGCAAACTCAGAGGAATTCCGAAACCGTGTACATAAGCGGTACGGTGAAGCAAACAAGAATCTAATTCTTGGATTTTCTATGGGATATCTAAATGACCCAACTCTATCCGCAGAGGAATATCGAGAAGCAAATGTTCGTCGAGGAGTCATTCTTGGAAGCGCAGAATTCTCGGGCTTAACCGCAGCTTCTGAAGCTCTTGAAGAAAGACTATCCGAAAGTTTCCAGATGCTTTCTATGGGAATGTCAGATGTTCCTTCGCTGACTGTAATTATTGAAGATCTTGAATCTAATCCAAGCGTAAGTAATACGTGGCAACTTGCTATTCTTGATCGTGCTATTACAGACTATCGAACAGAAACAGAAAGAGGTCTTGAGGAGGATCTTTCTTCTGAAACAAATCGAGCGAGTGCTCAAGCATATTTAAATAGCAGCTTAAAGAACTCAAGAGATATTAGTAAGCTAGGAAAAGTACATTCTCCTGAGCAGCTCTTTGGTTTTATTAGGAATACTCCTCTTCCTCAGGCTGACTATCCCTTCAACGCTGATAATGCTTATGCTCCTAATGGTCAGTCAATGACTGCTCAGGATCAAGCAATTATTACTGTGCTAGACGCTGTTGCAAAGGACGATACCCAAAAGATTGGCATTGCAGCTGCTTTTGGGTTGGCTGATGATAATGAGCTAGAGCTTTTTAAGCAGTATCTAGCAGGAACCTATGAACCAACTTCTAATCTTCAGCAAAAGTTTAGATCGTCTCGATGGCAACTACGTAAGGGAATTTCTGTTGTTCCTATTCCCCCTAATGATCAAGATAGGGGATATGAAAAGGATGAGAATGGAAATTCTTACCGTCCTATTTCTTATACTATTTCATTAACTGAAAGACAAGGAATTGCTCCAGCCCTCTTTGAATTCCTACAAGCCGGACAGTTTGGGCTTCCAATTATGTACAGATGGCAGTATAAAGATAGTGCTCCTTCTGGTGTACGGAATGGTACCGAGCTTCGACAAGAAGATCATAAGAAAATGACTAAAGATCCAACTACTGACGTTATTCTTATAGGAGGACGTGCAGTACGAAACTAACCTTTTAATCCTCAGTCCCTTAACGGGGGCTGGGGGTTTTCTTTTACTTTAGTATGGCTTCGCAAGAACCCCAACTGAAAGGATTACAATGGCTATTTATTCTAATCGTGTTACTCGGGAGGAACAAGAGAATTTAGAATCTATGTTCTCTCCTTATCGCAGTGGTATTCGTGGTACCGAACAACCTCAGGTTATTTCTGATGGCCGAGGCGGTACTCTTATTGGTACTAGCTTTGATCTTGCCTTGCTTCAGGCGAAGGATCCTGAGGCATTTAGTACTCCAGCTCTTTCCGAGCAGATGGTTTCCGCAAAGGCTTCAAATGATGCCGGACTAAATGGTATGCTCGGTGTTAATGTAGCTGGTATTGGTAATAAGCAAATGCTTCTTGCCAGACAACGGCAGGCATCGACATGGTTTACAAGTCTATTTCCCGACCTTCCCTCTGATCTAGTAGAGGCTCAGTTCTCTGAAATCTATAGCGAAGAGAATGCCAAGCGGGAGCAAAAGGATCTATACAGCTGGGGACCGCTTGGCGTAGGCCCCGGTACTACTGTCAATGAAGCTGGCAAGGCTGGTGAAGATAAGAACTTCTACGAAGGTCGTGGTAATATTCTACGTACTGCCCGTCTTCTAGCTGGCCGCCGAGATCCTAACTTCTTCAACGCAGAGCGTAACCCTAATCGCTCGGACTGGAAGCCAGCACTCGTAGCAGCAATCAATGATATTGCTCCGGGTAGCTTCAGAGGAATGAAGACTGAGGAAATTATTCAGGATGAAGAGCTTATGGATGCAGCTATTGATCTAGCTCGTCAGACTGGGACTATCAACCAAGACGACCTTAAGCAGTTCAATCTTGATAGTTTTGATGAAATCCGAGCCCGTGGTGAAGACCGTGGTCTCAATCAGGATGCTCTTAAGGTCTATGTGTATGAACAAGCTCAGCAGGAAACAATCCGTAACCTTCATGCTCTCATTAATAACCCAAAGGATCTCAATCCTCTGGCAGTCCTAGAGCAGGTTAAGGCTCTTGCTGTAACTGTTGGTCCAGACTTCCTCGATGAAGCCATGGGCTCTGTTCAGCAGCGTGGCAACTGGGCAGATACTGCCTGGGATCGGCTCCCTGAAGATACCCGTAAGAGCCTAGAGTTTGCTGGCTACCGACAAGATACCTTCCTTCGGGATAAGGACGGCGAGGTTCTCCCTTATATGCAGAACGAGTATAAGTACTCTGCCGAGGCAATGCGAGTTGTCTCTGAGCTAGCAGCTACTAACTCTCGTGAAATGATCTTTGAAAAAGGCTGGCATGATGGCTGGGCTAACTGGACTCGTCGCTTTAGTGATACTATTAAAGTAGATGTAGGAAATGACCCATTTGCTATGTATTTCCTTATTCCGTCCGTTGTTGGCGGTGTAGGAGCCAGTATGGCAACTGGTGCTGTGTTTAGTGCTGGAGCTGCTACTACAACTACCTCTCTTGGTCGTGTTATGTCCATGACAGCTCTAGACGGTCTGACTGCCGGTTTGACAGAAGGCTACGCTGTAGGCATCGCTGGACAGTCTCAGGCTATCGTTGGCGGCCTTCAGGAGGAGCTAGACTGGAATGGTGTTACTAATAACATGCTACTCTACGGAGGTCTGGGTGCTATTGGAGGTGCCGGTTTGGCAGGTCTTGTTGGTGGTGTTGGCCCAAGCATTCGTGGTCTAGGCCGCTTAAGCACTCATGTTACTAACCTAGCTGAGGATATTGCAGCTACGGGTATCGTTGGTGAGGCTTCAATGAGCCGAGCACTGAGTCGCCTCGCAGAGCGTGAAGCTACTGTCGCTGAGGTAGAGGGTGCTCAGATCTTCTCTAATATCGAAAACCGAGGTCTTGCTATTCGCCTTAACCGAGGTGAGGTCGAGGCTAAGGAAGCTATTGCCGAGGTTATTCCTAACATGGTAGTTGTACCTGAAGGAGCAAGCCACTCGACTCTAGTTGATTCTCTATTCTCTTCTCATGTACTAGCCGAGAATGGCCTATCGCCAGCTGCTGCTGTAGATCTTGTCTACGGTATTCAGCGACGACTAGGAGCTGGCGGTCAGATTGCAGCAGAAGAGTTTGATCAAGTTGTCCGTGCTGCTTTCCGTGCATCTAAAGAACATGCTGCTAAGTTTGGCGCAGATCTTTATGATGATAGCGGAAAGCTTCTTCGTGATGTTGCTGATGCTCGTATCCAGCAGATTGATGCTGCTGTTACGGCTAACATGAAGGAAGTAGAAGCTAGGTTTGTAGGCGGTAGTGGTCTTCGTCCTCTAACTGACGCCCAGCATACAGAGCTAAAGACTCTTGTGCAGGCCCTTAAGGACGGTACTATTACTCCTAAGAATCTTAAGAAGCTTACTGACTATGCTCAGAGTCTTCACGACGAGAAGCTAATGAAGTCAGTCCAGCGTCTTGTCAACGAAAAGGGCAACCTACCTGCCGAAGAGCTAGCTATCTTTAACCGTAAGATTGACTCTATTGTGGCGACTGGAACAAAGGCTCGTACCGAAGACTCGTTCTTGAAGCAAGTTCTTCGTGTAGAGAATGCTCTTAACCTTCTCCGTAATGAGTCAACTATCAAGGCGGCTCAGGATCTAGGTATTAGTGCTAAGCGACTGATGCAGTATGCTAGTAGGTATAAGGCTATTGTTGGCGATGCTACCGCAATCAAGGCCCTCGATGCAGAGATGCCTGATGCTCGTGCTGCTATTCAAGCTATCTCAAAGGGCGAGGGTATGCGTGTGCTTGATAGTACACCACCAGCCTTTAATGTTGAGAACTTCCTACAAACCTCTAATGCTGTTGCAGCTATTCGAGAAGCTAAGGATCTTCGTACAAAGCTTCGTTCTCTTGCTAAGCGAGCTGCAAAGCTGGCTGAGAAGCGCGGAGACGAGAAGGCTCTACGCCGTCTTGAAAAGGTTGCTACTCGTATGCAGAAGAGGTTCATGGAAGTCAACAAGAAGCTCGGTATTGACTTTGATGCCGAAGAAGCCTATGCTCGTGTTCTTGAGCGTATCAAGAGTGATATTCCATTCTCAGCGCGTACAGGACTTGAGCAAGATGAAATCCTAGGAGCCGCTATTGATAAGCTTATTCTCCGTAGCTCACCCGATGCTGTCAGTGTTGGTGAGGGCTCACGGTCACGAGCTTGGTTTAATAGCATGTTCCGTGAGACCACTATTGGTGCTCGCATGGAAAGGCTTATGGCATCGGTTTCTCTATGGCCTATTGCCCAGAACAGGTTATTCCGCCACCGAAACAGGATTGTTCGTGGTATGTCGAACTGGATTACTGGGCAGCATGTAAGTAACCGTATCTTTAGTAACTCTACTGACTTCATGTCAATTGAGTCTATTGTTGAAGGTGCTGCTAGAGAAGCAGTTCCCTTCCTAAATCTCTCGAAGAGTCTTCGACGAAAGCTAGGCGAACAGCCTTACTCTCTCTTTGATACTTTCTTCCTTCGTCAACGTCAGCTAGGCAGGCTAGTCGGTAAGCCCGGTGAGTTCGATCTAGCTGGGGTTCCAGAGGCACTGCTACGTGCTTATGAAAACCTAGGCGGAGAAGAAGCTCTTCGTGCAGATCTCTATGCCGCTCAGCGAGCATACACCAATGTCATGGCTATGGCAATCGAGGAAGCAGCAGAAGCTGGGTCTCCGCTAACTGGCATTAGTGCAACCCGCTATATTCCTCATCATATCCGTGGTGGTCTATCCGCAGAGCGGGCTAGTAAGTTCATTGATAACTTTACTAAGATTCGACGACATCAGCTACTCCGTGGTGGAGCTGCCCTAGACCTAGAAGTTCTAGAGTCTATTGGCTGGATTCGCATCACTAAGGGTAGTGAGCATGATGCTCTTGGCCGTCGCTTGGTAAACAAGAAGTTTGATGTACCACAGGACTCACCTCTGCATATCTCTGATGACATTGATGTCAATCGTGAGTTTGCAGAAATGATTGTCAAGCGTGGCTTTGCCGGGCTTGAGGAACTAGACCCCGAAGCAGCAACTCCAGCTGCTGGTCGTGCAGCTGCTGTCAGTTCAGACATTAACTATGCTATGGATCTTATTGATGATCCAGCAAACATGGCTGATGTTATGAGGGTAGCTGATGAGGTTGGTGAGATCTTTGGTAACAGCATGAGCCTACCACTAGGCCGATCCGCAGAGTCAGCTGGTGCTGAGTCTGCCGTAGCTCGTGGCGTTCTCGGTCTTGATGAAACTATCAAGCGTCTAGAGAATGCTCGCTCTACTCTTGCTCGTGTCTCTGATGACGTAGCAGAAGAGATTGAGGCGGCTACTGGCCTTAGTGTTCAAGCTCTAAAGGATGATATTGACGATGCTCTGGTTATGCGACAGCGAGCTCTTGCTCGGGCTGCCGAAGTAAACCTATCGGATACGGCACCTCGTGTTCGCCGTAAGCCAATGAATGCAAACCAGAAGATCAAGTATGTCAATGATCGCGATGCCTTTGATGGCCTATCAGAAGGACACGCAGCACTTAGTCATCGTCTCGATGCACTCGTAGCTGAAGGGTTCCTAGATGAAACCGCAGCAAAGCTTGTTCGCCTAGCCTTTGTGGATATTGATCCTCACAAGATGGGTGGCATGAGCTTTACTCGTATTGATATCTCTGATAACTTAGCAAAACGATTCTTAGGCATTGCTGAGGAAGATGGTATTATCCGTCTCCGTAAGCTGGAAGAATTAGCAGGCGAAGGTAATGATCGTGCTGTCAATGCGGCATTAACTCTGGTCCATGAGACCTCTCACATTGCCTTCTTGTCATCTTCTCCTCGAATGCAGGGTGTAATTCAGTCTCTCTATAACCAAGCAAAGAATGGTCAGAATTCTATTCGACGGCTATTTGAGCAGATTGGTGTAGATGCTGAATATGCCATGAGTAATGTCCATGAGTTTACTGCTGCACTTGCTGAAGCTACCATGCTTCGTAACCAAGTAGTAACTGCTCGCCGAGGTACTTTGGGAACCTTCCTAAGTAAGTTTGGAAAGTTCTACAAGAAGCTCTTTGGCGATGTGGCTCTTCTAGGTGATGAAGCAGCCGGTATGGGTGAGCAGATCATGGGTAAGGAAAACTGGTCTGGTCTTAAGCAGATCATTCGTGCTATCTATGATTCACAGCCAGACGAGGCAGCCTCGGATCGTATCATGCGTCTCTTTGGCGTGGATGTTGCTGAGGAGATCGATGCTTATAAGCTGGTTGATCTAGATGAGTTAGGTAGAGCTGGTCAGCTAGCTCCCGATGAAAGACTTGCCTTCCTAAAGCGTAAGGCTGACAAGGCTGAAGAAAAGCTTAAGAAGACTGAGGCTAATCCTCGTGCTACGGCTATGGATAAGCAGCGTGCTCAGAAGCAGTTTGATGAGTCTGTTACTGAATTAACAGAGCACATGACTTCCATGACTGCTAAGCCTAAGGCTCAGGAAACTGCAATGTCTCGTGCTGAAGAAATCAGTACCAAGGTATTTGCTCGTGTTGAGGGCCTTAGCGAAGAGCGAGCCCTTAAGCCGTATCAGATTGATGCGGTTGCTGGAATTCTTCAACAACTCTCTGAAGAAGAGGGGCAGTTAATCCGTACCACTCCAGGCCGTGGAATCAAGTCTACCTTTGATGGTATGGATGATGATCAGATTGTTGATCTTCTAATTACCAAGGCACTAAATGAGGCCAAGGCTGCTAAGCGTGCTAACAGAGAAGTGTTTGATCGCGCCAAGCGAGGTGTCTCTGGAGAAGATGCAGAGGGCAAGTCCTTTATCGAACAGGCTCCAGCAGCTAAGACTGCTACTCCTGAAGAAGAAGCCATAGCACTTGAGCAGGCTGAGCTACTGTCGCGTAAGCTTACTGAAGCACGCCTGTCCAAGGATAAGACAGTCAAGAAGGCTCTTAAGGCTATTGATGATGCTAAGCTTCTTGAAGACGCTTTCGTCAAGCGTGGCTTAGTTCCTAACGATTCAGGAGTCTATCCTCTTACTGATGATATCATTGATGCTGTAGTAGAAGAGACTGGCATTTCTCGAACAAATGTCAAGGCCCATAACTCTAAGCGTGGTCCTCTTAATCAAGAGAATAAAAAAGCAGCTGAACAAGTAATTAGAGAGTTCAAGGGCGAAAAGGAGCAGGTAGCTGTTCAGGCCATTGATACCGCAGTAGAGAAGGCTCGTCCTAAGATTCAGCGTCGTATTGCTGATAACGAGATTGCTGACAGTGATGCTGTTCAGCAGGCTGTGGCTGAGACATCTGTAGGGAACAAGGGTGATCTTACTGGTGAACCTATTACTCCTTATCAGAATGCACCAGACACAGAGTTCCTCGGTGTGCCGGGGTATACTCGTCTCTCACAGGAAGAGCTAGATGAGATCATTGATAGCAGTGATAGCGTCCTAGCCTTCATGAGCCGTAACTCTGAATGGGATCAGCCTAATCCGGGTGAAGGTGTTACCTTCTCTCGTGAGGCAGCTGAGTACTTCTACAAGCGTAAGGCACAGAAGGCTGCTGAACCTGAGGCATTAGGTACCCCAGAAATGGTTGGTCCTATGCGTCAGGCATCTGATGATCTACAGCAGATTATTGATGAGGTTCCTGAGGCGCCAACTCCTAAACTTCCAAATGAATGGGAAGCTTTAGATGATGCTGGTAAAAATAAGTTGCTATGGGAAACTTATTTAAGGGGCTTAAACGGAGAAGAACTAGACGCTGGTGAAATCTTAGCAATAAAGGAATCTAGGCATTTTAATAACAAGGGTATTGATGCCTGGGAATATGATCCGGATGAAATGTACTTTGATGCCACAAGCGTTGTTGACTGGTTATATGAATGGGCTATTAATCCAAGATCTAGAAATGGCGGAATGCCATTAAATTATGAAGGGTTAAGAGGTAATCCAGCCTTAGTTGATAGACTAGGCTTAACAGAAGAACTCTCTGATAGTGTTATTACTGTTCCTCTTTTCCGTGGAAGCACTAGCTCTGGTATTCAAGAAACATTTGAATTTAGTGACCCGAATCCGCATCTTGGAAGAAATGGCCTATTCTTTACTTCAGATTCCTCAAAAGCATCTAGTTATGCTACTCAAGCTCCTCTATCAGACAAAACTGCTTATGCACCTCAAATGGTTGCTGTTTTTGCTGACATTAGGAAACCATATTGGGCCGGACCTAGACACGCAAAGCCAAAGCTTTCTTTGGCAGAGCTAAAGGAACAAGGATATGATGCTGTTATCTTTTCTGATAGCACTTCTGATTTTAGGCTAAATGGTGAAATTAATTTTATCGGAGAGCCCTCTAATCTGTATAGTGCTTTTACAGGAAAACCAATTGTAGAGCCCGTCGATGTAAAGACGCCAACTCCTAAGGTAAAGCCTGAAGCTCCGGCTTCTACTGAAATTAGGACCCAAACTGAAATGCGTGGTGTTCCTAATATTCCAGATGAGCCTGGCACTAGAATTGGTCCTGTTAGGACGAAGGATGGTGATGCTTATGACTTCGCTCGTCCTAGCGATAAAGATCTTAGAGCTAGGTATGAGGAAGATGCTCTGGCTAGACTTGAAGCTGAAGGACGGGTACAAGATGACAATGAATACATGGAACGTATCTTTGCGGACATGGAAGGGCCAACTCCTCGTGCTATTGAAGACCTTAATGATGAAGAACTAGTAGCATTTACCAATAACTTAGAGATGCGCTCTCGTAGAGGAGAGAAGCTAACTAAGAAGGAAAAGGCTGCTAGAAAGTCAGCTAATACTGAGATCGAACGACGTACTGCTCCTCCCAAGCCAGTTGCTGAACTCACTGATGATGAGCTTCTAGCTACTGCTGATGATCTTATCAAGCGTTCTCGTGGTCGTAAGGTTAAGCTTGCTCCTTGGGAACGTGAGCGTCTTAAGGAAGCCAAGGCTGAGCTCGATCGCCGTACTGCTCCAGCAGGCGGAGAAGGCGAGCCACCCTCCAAGCCACCTAAGACCAAGAAGGGTCCAGGCGAGGAGCCTGAGAAGCCCCGTAAGCCAACTAAGCTTGAGCAGGAAACTGAGGACTACCTCAACCGTCGTAAGATCAGTAAGATTGAGCGTGGTAAGTTCAACAAGAACCACCGCCTTGCTTCTACTGGTAAGTCACTAGCTAAGCTTTATGCTGATGCTGTGAACGGTGATACTGGTCTTCTTAGTCCTGCCTTTAAGGCTATGCTTGAGGCTGAGGGAGCAGCTCCTGTCAGTGCTCTAGAGCGAGTAGGTCGTCACTACCTTGACCACGCTGGTGGTCGATTCAAGACTTCCTTCTCCAACGCTACCGAGTCCATTGATGAACGTATTGGTGTTCTAGGGAATATCGGCAACTTCCATAACCGAACCTTTAATGACATGGACTTTGACATTGAGGGCGGTGAGGCATTGGCCGATCTCTTCGCTGAAGCAACCAACTCAGCTGAAGGACTCATGCGGTATGCAGATACTACACTTGCCTCCATCCGTGTTCAGAAGGGTATTAACCAGCTGACCGGAGAGAAGGGTGTTAGTATGTCAGATATGTTTAATCACATGCAACGGTCCCTTGAGAGGAACCTAATGCGTGATGATAATGGCATTCCACGGACTTTGACCAAGAAGCAGACTGATGAAGTCAATGAGTGGATGCAGGGCATGAAGGAGATCTATCTGCGCGCCAGAGGATTCAACCCTGCAAAGGATAAGAGTTTCTCACAAGGAAGCCGGATTATCCAAAACCTATCCTACTCTATGCTTGGTGCCAAGTTCGCTATGTCAGTATTGTTCGTTGAAACCCCAATGGCCGTACTTCGTACGTCTGGCCTGAACCCATTCAAGATGGTCCACAACACCAGCCAGATCCTTGGAGCATACCTACGGGCTGCTCAGGGGTTTGCTGTCCAGTTCAAGCCACTAGAACGGTTCATGGCTTCCATGGGTATGGACACTCGAATCATTCGTGAGTCTGTTGATGATATGGTATTTAGTTTCTCTAACCTCCATTCTACCGCTCTATCTCGCTTCGGTGCAGGTGGAGAGGGCCTAGAGGAGAGCCGACTTCTCTTTACTCTTAAGGACCGAATGAAGGCACACGCTGAGAACATTCGAGCTGCCGGTCAGGCCGATGCTCTTGATCCTAGCTTCACTCGTAAGCTGGTCAACTACATCGAGGCACTGACTGGGGCAACTGCCGATTTGACAGGTACCATGTCCTTCATGCATCCTGTAACGAATGCTGTTCGAGAGATTGGCTCCAACCAAGCCAAGGCTACCCTGATGAAGCACTCCGGTGCTCTCATTGACCTAGCCAAGCGAGTTGGTGCCGAAGGTGAGATTACCACCGAAGGTATCGTCGGTATTGCCAGAGAGCTGGGTATTCCTAAGCAGCTAGCAGTCTATGCTGCTGAGTCAGGACTACTTCGCCGAGATGGTGCTCTAATCAAGAGACTGATGGACCTAGGTGGGTTTACTCCCACCACCGCAGGTAGGGATATTAACATGAATGACCTACGGGTTCTGATTGATACTGAGCGTACTAACCTCATGGAAACTGCCATGGGTGGTACTCTTCAGACCGCCGGTAGCCGCCAAGCGGAGATCGACGGAGAGATCCTTCCGAGCCTTAACCAGTTCATCATGTACTTCACTAATGAGCTGTCCCCTGAACTTCGTGGGACCATGCGCTTCCAAGGCATGAACCCATGGACTGATCTTCTATTCCAAATGCTAAGTTATCCTATGGCTGCGTATCAGGCTCTAGTAGGCAATGGTATTACCGCTCGTGGTCCTCTGATGACTGCTGGTGTGCTAACGTCCCTAGTTGCCATGGAGTACTTCAACCGCAATGCCCAGCGGGTACTGTTTGGTAAGGAAGAGGAAGATCGTCAGAAGGCTCTAGAGAAGCTCACTCGTATGCCTACTGAAGAAGATGTAGTAGAGATGTTAGCTATGTACGGTACTGGTAGTCCCATCTTTGGGGCATTCGGTTCCTATGTTCGTGATCTGGTAGGTAATCCAATCATGAGGGCCTATGGCGCCTCTGAGCGTAGCTTCCCAGCTACTCCATTCCGTAGCCCAGCTATCGGTATGGCTCAGAAGCTATACGGTCAGGTCTCCCGTGGTGTAGGTAGTATGGGTACTGCCTACCGAGAGGGAGACTCCTCTAAGATGGGTACCGCCGCAGGAAACCTCCTAGAGACTGCCATTGATCTATCTCCCCTGAATGCTCTGCCCCTAGGACAGACCGTCAGGGCAGCTAAGAACCTAGTCAATGTCGGTGATCTCTGGAAGGCTACCCATGTCGGGCTGACTGTTGGCTCCGCCAGGAACGCTAAGGGATTCTCCTACCCTCCAATGGAGGATGCATCATACATGAAGTGGTTTGATGCTGATGAATCTCCCCACGGTCTCAGCGAGGTACAGATGCCGCCACTACCCGCCATGCCTGCTAGGTCCACTACCCCTCAACCCCAGCAGCCTAAGCAGGGCTCTGTCCCTAGAATGCTGGATAGAGAGGATAGAGGACCATCATCAGGTCTAGCTAACCTACTTCGATAATCTCCTTGGTTGAGGGGCTTCCTGGGTATATCCTGGGAAGCCCCTCTGAGGAGGTGGAGGACATACTTAGGAATACCCCTGAAAGGCCCTAGGATCCTCTGTGCTGCGTCCTAGCATCCTGTTTGGCCCTAACCCTAGTCTCCATACCCCTGAGCTAGAAAGAGCCCTTTTGAAACGCTTATACGCCAATTACAGCTTTGGAGGATAGTGAGATAATAGGTCGGTATTCTCCTGTGGTATATCCATTATCCGAATATTGGATGGTTAGGAGTCCTTAACTGTGAATATATAGAAGAGAAGAAGAAAGTATATAGGTATATAGGTATTCATAGCAGTGATAGGTATTCCTAGGTATTCCTTAGCGTGTCGGGAGTTGCTAGGTTCCCACGTTACAGCGTGGGATGTCCTAGGCGTGTCTCCCGTATGGCAGCTGACACCATAGTGATATATCCATATCTTATATCCACATAATGGATGATAGGAGGACATAGGCAGTGCATAGCTAGATCGACCAGGGGTCAGGCATACCCAGGAAATCGACTAGGGGTCAGGAATTCACAAGGGGACACATACATACGCAATCCCAGCCATCCCCCCGGTACCCCCCGCCGATGCTAGGCT